CCAGCTAATGAAGGCAAGGTTTTCCTCTATAAGTATGGAAAGAAAATCTTTGATAAGATTATGGATATTATGCAGCCTCAATTTCAAGATGAGACTCCGGTTAATCCATTTGATTTTTGGGCTGGTGCAAACTTCCGTTTAAAGATTCGCAACTTTGAAGGTTATCGCAATTATGATAAGAGTGAATTTGACAAGGCAAGTGAATTGTTTAATGGTGATGAAGCACAACTTGAGGAAACCTATGGCAAACTCTATAAGTTAAGCGACTTTACTGACCCATCCAATTACAAGTCATATGCAGAATTAAAGCGCAAGCTGGTTGAAGTTCTTGGCGCAGAAGCGGCTGGTGCAAGTCATGAAAGCGAAAGTGTTGAAACACCATCGCGGAGCGTGATTGGCCGCACCGTTGAAGCGGCGGAACCACAGCGCACTGTGCAAAGCAGCTTTGAAACAACTAGTGCCACAACTGATTCTGACGATGACGATGACAGCCTTAGTTATTTTGCTAAGCTTGCTCAAAGCTAATTGTTAAAACGCGAATGCGCAAAGGCTTCTAACGCGGTCTTTGCGCATTTTTGTATAAATATGATAGATGTGTATGAAACCATACATTAAAGTATTTAGTATTGGCACCTGCAAAGATTGCGCAGCCTATCATCAAACCGTACATGACTTTTGTGTTGAACATAAAATCGAGTATGATATTATAGATGTTGATCGCGAAGAAAATTTGCATGAGATATTAGCGCGCAAGCTACAATATATACCATCAACACTTGTATTTAAAAACAGCACACTGCTAAGACAAGCAGGCGAGATACTAACAAAAGAAGCGCTAACACAACTTGTATATGGTATTTGAAGAAACTGTTTTTGATTTTGGGTTCACGGCCGTTCACGAAGACGAGCTTGAAAGTGTACAAGCAGCGGCTAATAGCAGCGCACTAGCGGTAACAACGCAAACCAAATTGGACGCACTCTATAAAGCAATACTTCCATTGCTAGACAATCTTAAAAAGAATCCTGAAAAGGACTATATCTTTTGGCCTAAACGTATGGACAAAATAAAAGCGTTTGAGACGATGATTAAACAAATCTACAAAGCCTAGCCAGCATATACGTTTCCGCCTGCAACACACACTGAGGCTGTAAAGGTGCTGTTATGGCTGTCAAGCAAGTCGCCGTTGCAATGCACACCACGTCCATTTATGAATACCGTGGCACTACCAATTTGAGCCTTTTCTCCACACGCTGTAGAGTCGCCAATTGCAACAGCCTGATACCCGCCTATGTATACGGTGTTGGCGTTGCTAGCATACGGCGAATTGGTATGAGGCGTGCCGCCGCCAACTGGCGTGTGTGTGCTAGCATAATCAGCTCCGCATCTTGCAATACTCTTACCCATAATTATACGCTTGCAAAACCCATTGCGCTGCCAGTCATTATTGGATCGTATGAGCTGTTGGTATTGTTTACAGAACTTTGAGTTGTATTGGTGGTATTGCCTCCATAATTATTAACAATTACTGGTGATATTGATATGGTATTGCTGCTATTTAATAGTTCAGCACCGGTTGTATTGGTTATAGGAGTTACAACTGGTTTAGACCTAGACGATTTTTCACCATCTGACAATTGTTCGCCTGTAGACATTTTACCATTGACAGCCCCTGGCGCCATTTCCTTTCCGCCAGCTTTAAGACCAGCATATTCGTATATACTATCTGGTATTGCTTTTGCAACCCAGCTCATTGGATTAAGCATACCGGTAGCCGATGGATCAGGCAACACATCTCGCAATACACTTTTTGCAAATCCTTCAGCGAGATTACCAATGCCGCTCAATGCACCGTCAATTGCTTGGCCCATTTGTCCAGTCAATTCATTTATAAGAGATGGTATATTCATTATCCAATGGATGAAGCTATCAATTGCTTCGCCTATAGCATCAAATACACTTTTGTAAACATCAGCAAAAGAAAAACTATCTAAAACATTTGCAATGTCAAATGCACCAAACATAGTAGCAATCCATGAAAACGCTCCTTTAAGAGTATCCAATATGCCACTTACTATAGTTAGCCATATGCCGGCCACGTTAAAATTTTCAAAGGCTTTAGAGAATTTTTCAAACGAAAAGATTGATTTAAACCAGTCAAATGCATATATGACGGTATCAAAGATTGCATCAACACCATCCTTAAATAGTTGCGAAAAGGAGAAGCTGTCAAGCACCTTTGATACATTATCAAATCCTAACATGGACGCAATCCATGAGACCGCGCCTTTAATCATATCCAATAAGCCTCCTATCAATGCATCAAATATTCCAACTATTGCACCTTTAATACCGCCAATAATTCCATCTTCTTTAAAGCCTTTGACGAATCCAATGATAGCAGCGATTAACGAAGTTATAATTAACAGCGGTAATGCAATTACTTTCATCAGAGGACCCAACGCTTTTAATACGCTTCCCAATACATTAGCAAGGCCTTTACCCAATTTTAAGCCGGCCTGAAATCCTTGAAAAAACATCCCAAATGTATTGCTTAGCAATCCAAAAAATTTGCTAAAGCCACTAAAGAATTTGCTTATACCAGTTGCGCTCTCTCCAATTACTGCACCAGCTGACTTTGCAGTATTAAACAACTCAGATAGTGTTTTACCTGCGGTGCTTAATGCTTTAGCAAAATCGGTCCAGGCTTTACCTATTTGTTGTATTTTACCAACTAACGGTTTAAATAATTTTCCATTTAAATATGATACAGCCAAATCAACTTGCATGGCAACAGCTACTGCCATTGAACGCAATTGATTTCCTATGCGCGCAAACTTTCCAATTATAGACCTATTGTCTAAAAAGGCGGATACAGCTTTATATGCGCGTACAAATATTCCAACTATATTGCTTTGTATCTTTGCAATTGTTTGACTAATTGACTTTATCCAATTTGCATCTTTAATTAGCGCACCAAACAGCGCAGCAACTTCACTGACAAATCCTACAACGGTACCGCCAATGAGGCCTGCCGCAAAAGCAAGAATACCAGCTAAACCGCTTTCGCCATCTTTTTCTTTTTTCTTTTTCTTTTCTTTAGGCTGTATCTCTTCCTTATCACGCCCGCGCAATGCAGCAAGAAGATCACGGCGATTTTCTTCTTGCTGCATATCATTGCTTGTAAAGAATTCTAGCAACTCTTTATTGCTACGACTAATGTCAGACACCATGCGGCGCAAACTGGTGACAACCGCTAACAGCTGCCCACCATTGTCAACACGCTCACCTTCAGCTTGTGCACCAATCAAAAGACTGCGAGTAACCAATTTATTGTTGTCGTCTATTGCATCCATAATACGCTCGCCTGAAAGGTTTAAACTTTTAAGATGTGTGATTACTTCTGCTAATTGACTGGTTTCAGTATTGGCCATTGTTTTTAGTTGCTATTTTTGCGCTTTTGTTCTTCTTCTTTAAGATGTGAAACAAGCATTGAAATGTATATTTCCCTCTCCCATGGTATCATCATATCCAATTCACTTAATGAGTATTTGTGGTGCTGCATTAGTGCAAAGTTAGTTTGGAAATAATTAACCAGTGATTCATGTGAGAGGGCTAATCGAAAAAAGATTGTGTGCCAGACAGTTCCAATGTGTTGTCATGGCCGCAGCCTTTGCATTTAAATTTTACAGTTTCTTTAAGAGCAGGAACAGCTGCAATAAATGCTTCAATCTTTTGCATTTGTGAGCGGCTAAGACTGTTGATGAAAACAATCAATTCAGCCTTTGATGAATTTTCAGTGGGATATACTTTATCGGCATCAAAGATACTTTCAATACTTGCAATAACAACTTCATTGATAAGATCGCTTTGGCTCTTTTTGTCATCAGTTAGCGCTCCCATATCTTTAACGCGAATGTAACGCATATTGACACCAACACTATCGGATATCATAATTGTCTTGGATACACTGTCATCAAAATTTACAGCTACTTCATCAAGGTTAATATCAACTTGGTTTGGTACTTCACAGACACTACACTTGATGTTGACACTGCTAATTTCTCCAACGCTTTTGCTACGAAGTTTTAAGAAAATATATTCAAGGTCAAACGATGTTAACGCGTTAACATCGACTTTTTCAAATGTACATGCACGAATAATATCTTTCATTGCATTTAACATTTCGCGTGACTCTTGCGACTCTTGTGCCATAAGCAAGATCTTTTCTTCTTTTACGAGAAAAGGGCGATATTCAATAACCTTCTTTGTGGAAGGAATTTCAACAGTATACTTTGGGGATTCTAGGATTGGTAATGCCATAATTTAATTTATAATATAATTTCAAGGTAGTTTTTGTGATGACCAGGTGTTGTATGTAAACACCACCGTTAATTTTTGAACACTATTTTCTGATGAGTTGTCCAATTCAATAGAGTTAACGCCCAATGGCCATGCGTATGGCAGAGTAACTTGGTATACCGGCTGGTCGGCTTCATTCAACTGCTGCAACAAAATGGTCTTTGCAAAAGTATTTGTATAATTAGCTAAGTATGAGACAGGATCTATTATTTTTAGCAGCCATTTGTCAAAAAGATCTTTAACGTAATAGTCGTTTGTCAAATAAAATACACATGTAACATCCTCATCGCTATAGCCAGTCGGAACTTTATTTTCATTGCGCCACACTGAAAAGTCCGTGCTTAGTATTTGCCGGCCTGGCAGCGTGCAACTCTCACACAACAAAGATAGATCTTTACCATCTTCGCCATCAACTGGGTTTGATATTATAACACGAAACCGATTGTCGCGTGACAATCCAGCACGGCGTTTGATGGTGCTTTGCAGGTCTTGAATTGATGCCATAGTTAAAATTGTTTAAGAGATTCTTTCCATACACCGGTCTTATCGGCGCCAACGAATTTCCAGGTTGGCAAACATACAGCAATTTCCCAATCGCTAGCCGGTACTTCTACTGGTACGCTGCGCAAGTGAGAGAAAAGATAATGTTTAAAACATGGTGCAAAGTATTTGAGACTTGACGCGCTACTTAACATATTGTATGTTAAACGAAATTTAGTAGTTTCATCATACTTGTCATTGTTAGTAAATGACATCAACTTATCAAAAAAGATTGCGCGTAGTTTATTGGGCAAGTAATGCAGGTTAAGCCCGTAAAAACCACCCTTGGCTTTACCCACCATAATCACCAGCGGAAAGCGGTCATAGTATGGCAATTCTTCTCTACCCTTTGGATCATAAAAGAACATAAACATACGCCCAGGCAAGGGGCGATGCATTGGGTTAAGCGCCTGATCTTTAAGTAACTTTTTACGATCTATATTGCTAAGACCTTTTAACCTGTCAAAGAACCATGCGCGTGACGCATCTGTGTGAGCAGTTATACCACTCGCAGACAACTTGTCATGATACTTTTCAAAACTAAAGCTTGTTCTTGGAGTGTTGATGGCCATATACTCATGTATATTTATATGGCTTAGCCTTTAAGCAACAAGCGTATGCCCAGTGCTTTTAGCGTATCTTCATGCCAAACTTCAAATTTCCATCCGCGTTGCTGCGCATATGCAGCTGCAGCTTCCCATTTGCTTATGTTCTTTACATACTTCAATACTTCAGTAAGATAGCCTTTGCTAGCTCTAGCTCTTTTCTTTGGCTCAAGCGTTTCTTTTTTTGGCTTGATTTCAACCAGATATGTGTCACCATTCTTAAATGTAATTTTAAGATCGACAAAATAACGATGTACACGGTTGTCTGTTTTACAGCGATATGGCACAACCACTTCTTCGCTGCTCCATTGCGCAATTGCATCGTTATGATCACACCACTTAAATACAGCGCGTTCCCATGATGAGCGGTATTCAATACGGCGAAAATCGCCTTCATACTTTCCAAGATTTTTAGGATTAAATTTGCCGCGGTAAGCCATATAAATAGTTATAGTATTTATGGCTATACCTTATCGCATGTTTTCTCCTACTGAATTGGTTTATCCTCATGAAATGAAGGCAACCACACCAAGACCAATGGTGCGATTCCAAACATTTGGCAACCAATTTAATTCTACGGTTAGCATATGCATGCCTATTCCGCAAAATATAGCATTTGCTGATGCAGCCACATATAATGATGCTGAACTAGGATTTCTTGGTGGAGCCGGCATGGCCGCTGCACGAACTGGTTTAGGCAG